ATCAATTCGTTCACCACTAGCTCTTCCTTTACTGATTTTGTTAGCGGAACGCTTCTGCCTAAGATACCCTCCATACACACGGGACACCATGCAGGGGCTGACTTAGCTACGCTCACAGCTAGTGCATACTCAACTGATTCTTCTGGAACTTACAAATACTTAGCGGAGAATTTGGGTTGGTTTTTCTTCTTGAATCGAGGACAAGATAGTCTTCCTTTCGACGCTTCTACCGCACTCCCTGAGCTTCTCACCAATACAGTGTGGAAGGGAAGACCTTTAGTATTAGCTGATAACCTTAACGTCTTTGAAGAGTACTTATGGCGCAATGAAGGAAACTTTGCACTTACTGATAAAATTGTTCCCGCTGCTTATGCCTCTGCCACAAGTAATGAATCCACCTATACTAGTGGTGTACAATTACTAGACAGGCTTAAAACCCTAAACTCGGTTGTTTACTCACCTGATTTTTTAAACTCTACCGACTCCCGCATAGAAACGGCGTTTAGTACATTCTTTAGTACCTCATCTCCGTCAGTAGAAGGAACGCTGATCACCGATACTGTCGAAGCTGGCCCCCTTACACGCTTTTTAGAGGCTATGTCATTTAGCATAGCTGATGGTGTAGGTGAGCAAGCTGAGTTAAACACGCTATATGACATAGGTAAATGCCCTCAGGAATTCTTGGAACTTCTAGGTGAGTTAATTGGGTGGAAGTTTATCGGTTCTGATTTTGATAAGTGGAGAGTTCAGTTACGCAATGCGGTTAAGCTCTACAAGATGAAAGGAACCAAGAGAGCAGTCCAATACTTAATGGACACTATGTTCTCGACGGGAGTGTTTAACGTAACCACTAGCGACACTCTCAGCGAGTTGTGGGAATCCTATGTCCCAGACCTAATCTACTACTCTCTCGCCACTAGTTCAGCAGCGTTTAAAGACTTAAATACTTATACACCAGAGTTAGCATTACAGTTTGGGGTCAACGACTATGATCCCACTAGTATGCACAGAAATATTCAATTCTTAGTTGATAAGATCCTCTTTGATTTAGTAAGAGAGTTTCCTGATAGCTTCTTACTTGGAGGAAAACCTTTCCCTGTTCCGCAGTTAATGTTAAACGGAACTCCATACACTGGGGCATACCATATTGTTCCAAACAATACTCCCCCTGTTCGCGGTCAGGTTAATTTTCCTAAATTCTTTACAGGGTCTCGGCCCGATACGGAGTCTGAGTTACTTACCTTAGACGTAAATGAAAACTTCTTGTTTAACTATAGAGGAAGAGTATACCTTGTTCCTCCGTATGAAAAACGACAATATTACGCTAATACGCAGGTTCATCTTGACATGATCGAAAGGATTGAATACTACCTAAGATGTTATGGCGTAGATAAGAATTTTGCTAAATCTATCAAAGATTATTTAGTTACTAATACAGCCGAGTCATTAGACGCAAAAAAGATAATTAACAGCTTTATACTCTATACTCCTGAAAAAACTTATCCGCCTAACTACGCTGAAATATTGAGGGATGCCACTAAGGAAAAAACTCCCGATCCTGTGAGCTTACTGAGCATGTGGAACGGAAAGTCTTCTCACTTCCTTATGTCTTTTGATGCCAGCACGTTTGATTGGGATTCTCAGAAGCTTAATTCTACATCTAAGTATGGCCTCACTAAAGTTCTTAAGGTAATTGATCAAGTAGTCCCCGCTCACGCTATCCCAGAGGTTCTCCTTACTGTTTCTTCTGTTGCTGACGGGATGGATGCACTGGTAGACAATGATTGTAGAGAGTGGAAGCCCAATTTCAATAGTTTCTTTGAAGGGTCCAGTACGGTTACCACAGGGTTTGGAACATGTGCAGTCGATATGATCGCATTAGCTGATGCGAACGGTATTCCCCAACATGGCTTTAAACGATCACAAGTAGACAACATTAATGATGTGTTGCTCTCAGGAACAACGTACACTTCGGTTAAAAGGAACTCATTACGAAGAAGAAACTTTAGAAACCTTCTTCCTGAAAATGAAATGTTTACGAGGATTGGGCACAATAATCCCGGAAGTTTACAACTTTCCACAGCGTACTACACTTCTAATACAGGGTTTATTCCTTTAGGGTTTATCCCCTCTGCTACGGCGTTCAAGGAAGTGGCTACGAGACCCAATAACTATGAGTATGGGATAGGAACCTTATTAGATACCTCTAATCTAGATCCCGTGTGGGACATCTGCCAGAACTTAACTTCCCCTAGCTCCGTTTTTGGTTATAATGTAAGCAATACATTTGCTTCTAGAGCGAAGCAGTCACTAGCTAGTTCAGCTTGTAGCACCTATGGTAGGCGTGGACAACTAAATGAGATACTATACGTCATGAATAAGATGCATGACCAAGAAAAGTATTTACAGGCAAGTAGTATTGTATCGGGGTACTTCGAAGCGATAACCGCTGGAGCGCAGCCCACCACAGTAAGTAGCGATCTTCTAGTTCCTACCGATTTTAGTGCGTGGTATGCTCAAGACGCTCAACATGGAGGATTGAATGTTCCTAAATCCATGGGAAATTATCTCATTAACTCCGAAGCAGCGGACAAGTCTTTAAATTACTACGAGCATTTTACTCTAGGAAGACCTGTACAAGAATTGTTTAATACCTACCTCTCTACTTACGGAGGTCACGGTACTGCTAATATGTATGATCTTTTGGGAGGGGCGAATATATTCAGCCACACCTACGGCCCTTTAATCTATAACTCAAATTTAGATACAGATGGATCTGCATTAGACGCGAGTGCTTTCTTATGTGCTAGTTCGCCTTCATATGAGGTAAACATTGCATACTACGGAGGCAGTGGAGTACTCAGCTTCTCAGGGATGAACTTAAAAGAAGGAGCTTACAATGTTGGAACTTCTGCCGCATCCGCCCCAGCCGACTTGCCGCTTACCCATCCTGAGTTTAGAAATAAGTATTTGTTAAGTTCTATAGAAATAACCGATACGTCTACTCCATACACTTTCTCTCAACACCCTACGTTCTCCCTCTTCAGGCTTTCACGGGATGCTCAAAGTCAGTACTCCTATGCAAAGTATTTAATTAACAATCAAATACTTAAGTACCATAGATCTACTCAAGTTGATTCATTCCCTAGACTGAGAATTAATATTGACAACTCCGACAGCACGGACCTGTCTCGAAACTTCCTAGAACCCAATCATGATTATGAAGTAACTGTTAGAGCGCACAACCTAGACGCTAGTAGCACGGAACTAGGGGGACTTTCATTAGGCTTATGGGTCCATACTCAACCTGAGCAAGATCAAGTGTGGTCGTATGTAAGTGACGGTATTTATGATGAGTGTAATGTTCGCCAAGATAAGTGGGAGCCGTTAAACGTCTCTGATGTAAGTGGACCCGCAGGTATCAATATAGCCACCAATAAAGCACAAAGCAGACCTTTTGCTGTGGGGAATTTGAATAGTGTTTTGGGAAGCGGCGAAGGAAACTCCGATCCTAATGCCCCTATTACAGAAAATCAGTATGATTATCGGTGCTGGGAGCCTGAGTTTATTGAAACTACTTTGGTAGGAAGCGATCCCCAAGCGATAACTAATGTAAATGAGAGAACAAGAAATGAGATAAAGTTTAAGTTTTCTACGAATAATAATAAAACTATTCACTTAAGCGAGAGGTACATTGCTGACATAGGAGATAAGCTCCATAGGACTGATCAAAAGTATACTCTAGAATTATTCACCGTGGCTGGGCACTTATCTAAGTTTGTGGTTATCGAAAACATAGAGATTAAAGATTTAACTAACTATAATAAGGCTGTAATCAAAACTAAATATGGTGATGCCCAGTTAGATCTCTCAGATCTACAAGCAGTCTTCCGATTCCTTAAAGGAATTAGTTCTGGTTTAGCCAGCCGAAACTCCACTATTACGGAAAGTACAATGGAGTTAAGCGGAGGAAGTAGATTAAACTATCGTTCCAACAGTAGCATGTATCCTACAGCGGTCGATAGTTCTTTCAAACAATTAACGGATGTTAAGATCTATGAGGGGTAAAGTAGAAGTATTTGCTATTGCAGCAGACGGTTCACAAGAACTGCTAGTTAGTGAAGATAACCTAGTAGTTAACGGTGCTGGGGAGAGTATCGTAGATATGTTGACGATGCCCTCTAGCGTATTGGGTTTTGCTCCACGGGTGATGGATACGTCTAATTGGAGGTTTGGGGCAATTTCTTTTGCTCCTCCTGCCGCAGCTTTTTCAGGGAATGCATATTTCTTTCCTAAAGATAAAGTGTACATGAAGGATGGTGATCTGTGTA